AATTCAGAAGTCCTGCGTCGAGAAGCTCAATATCCTGCCCCCGGCGGTCAAGAAGCCCGACTGGGAGCAGCTTCTCAATGCGTTGCTCACCGAGATGGTCGAGACCGAGCAGATCACGGTCGCGAGTGAAGACACCACGGTTACAGGTCGCTTCAACGATCTCCTCGAGGAGTTCTGCACACACCTACAGCAAGCACTGGACCGCGACGAGATCCTGCTCGGCCGTCCGTGGACGAATGATGAAGAAGGGCGCACGTACTTCCGCATGAAAGACCTTGAGGCTCACCTCACGCGCAGTAACTTCAAGGGCATGACGCTGCCCAAGGTGGCCCAGCGCATTCGTGACATCGGCGGTGAGCCGATTAGCCTCTTCCTCAAGAACCGCGCAACACGGTGTTGGCGCATCCCACGCTTCGAGCGACAGGATTCGCCGTTCGAGACCCCGGAACAGAAGAAAGGCAGGAGTCCATTCTAATGAACCATCATCAACGTATGGTGTTCGTGGTCTATTGGATCAAGCCCGATCGCCCGGTCTCAATCGTCGGCGTGTTTGATGACTACCGCGACGCGCAGGAGAAGCAAGCCGAACAGCCTGAGCAGTTCGCGATCCACATCGCCCCCTACTACCCAGCCCCGCCCCTCGAACCATGAGCGTCGAAAAGGTATTCGGCCCTCCTGGCGCAGGCAAGACGACTTACCTGCTCTCGGTCGTGCAAAGCGAACTCGCGGCGGACGTCCATCCGACGCAGATCGGCTACTTTGCGTTCACCCGCAAGGCGGCAACCGAAGCCCGTGACCGCGCGATTCAGAAGTTCCCGGCTCTGAGCCCCGACCTAGATTTCCCGTGGTTCCGTACCCTGCACTCGCTCGCCTACCGATGTCTCGGCATCACCAGCAAGGACATGATGGGCCCCGAGCACTACGCAGAGTTCGCTAAAGAGGCGGGGATTGAGCTGGGCGTTGAGCAGGGTGAAGAGGAGTTTGCCGTCAAGGCCAACCACCCGATCCTGAACGAGGTCAACATCGCGCGGATCAAGGGCAAGGATCTTCGCCAGCACTACAACGAGAGCCGGATGACGATCGAGTGGCATCACTTCGAATATGTTGATCGGGCCTACAGACATTACAAAGCCTCACGCGGGCTCCTGGACTTCACGGACTTGTTAGAGAAAGTTCTAGACGAACCTGACAGACTTCCGTCATTAAAAACATTAATTATTGACGAAGCTCAGGATTTATCGCAATTACAGTGGCGGCTGGTTAAGGAACTTATTGAACGAGCCGAGCGCACCTACATCGCTGGCGATGACGATCAGGCAGTTTATACCTGGGCCGGCGCTGACGTAGACTCCTTCCTTACCCTTGAGGGCCAGGTCAAAGTCCTCGAGCAGTCCTACCGCGTCCCCTCCAAGATTCACGCGCTTGCCGACCAAGTGGTCAACCGCATCCGCAAGCGTCAGCCCAAGGTCTGGAAGCCGCGCACCGAAGGCGGCGCGATCGTCTACTACAACGACTTCCATCACGTAGACATCACCCAAGGCGAGTGGCTCGTGCTTGCCGCAGCGAACTACATGCTCACCGAGATGCACGAGTGGATCAAATCCCAAGGGCTACTCTTCGAGCGCCACGGACAACGGAGCATCCCCGAGTCCGTCCTCCATGCCGTCACCGGCTGGGAGCGTCTGCGCAAGGGCGGTGAAATCCCCTTCGAGACAGTCAAGACCATCTACAAGTTCCTCGATCCCAGCGCCGTCAAGCGTGGGCACAAAGGGCTGAAGACGGCGAGCGTAGAAGCTATGTATACCCATGCCTCGCTGACCAAGGACCACGGCCTACAGACCGATGCTATCTGGCACGAGGCGCTGACCAAGATCGCTGAAGACAAGCGCAACTACCTCATCGCGCTCCTGCGTCGTGGTGTGAAGGTCACCGGCAAGGTGCCGATCAAACTGTCCACGATCCACGGGGCCAAGGGCGGCGAGGCGGACAACGTCCTCCTCATCGGCGACCTTTCGACCAAGTTTGCGCAGGAGTACGACAAGAACTCCGATGACATCAACCGGCTGCTCTACGTCGGCATTACCCGCGCCAAGCAGTCTCTGCATTTTGTTTTACCCAAGAATTCTTACAAGGGGTTTCGACTTTGAGCACCATGCCTATGTTCCAGCGGCCCTCGGAGTGGGTGCCGCCCGCCAGCTTTCCCGATCTTTCCGCCGCAACGGAGATTGCGATCGACCTTGAAACGTGTGACCCCCACATGGAGTCGATGGGGCCAGGATGGCCCCGGAAGGACGGATTCATCGTCGGGTACGCCGTCGCGGTAGACGGGTGGAAGGGTTATTTCCCGATCGCCCACCAGGGCGGCGGCAACCTCGACGAGCGCATCGTCAATCGCTGGATGAAGAAAGTCCTCGAGCTGCCGTGCGACAAGATCATGCACAACGCCGCGTACGATCTCGGCTGGCTGCGAGCTTCGGGCTTCACGGTCAACGGCACGGTCTACGACACCATGCTCGCGGCGCCTCTCATCGACGAGAATCGCTTCAGCTACGCCCTCAACAGCCTCGGCTTCGACTACCTCAAAGAGGTCAAGTCAGAGCAGGGGCTGAAGGACGCCGCCTCCGACTTCGGCGTGCACGCCAAGAAAGAGCTTTGGAAACTCCCCGCGATGTATGTCGGCGAGTACGCCGAGCAAGACGCGGCGCTCACGCTCAAGCTTTGGCATCACTTGAAGGCGCTTCTTCGCAAGGAGGAAGTCGAGTCGATCTTCACGCTCGAGACCGAGCTGCTGCCGGTGCTGATCAACCTCACGTTCCAAGGCATCCGCTTCAACCGCGATCGCTGCGAGCAGCTCATCGCCGACTTCAAGCGCAAGGAAGCCGAACACATCAAGCAGATCAAAGCCCTCTCTGGCGAGAAGGTCGACATCTGGGCCGCGGCGAGCATTGCCAAGGCTTTTGACAAACTCGGGATTCTCTATCCCAAGACCGCAACGGGCCTGCCGAGCTTCACCAAGACCTTCCTCGACGGCCACGATCACGAGATCGCCAAGCTCATCATCGAAGCCCGTGAGTTCAACAAGACCCACGGCACATTCCTCGAGCCCTACATGAACCACAGCGCCGCCGATGGGCGCATCCACCCGCACATCAACCAGATGCGATCCGAAGACGGTGGTACCGTCACAGGTCGCCTCTCGATGAACAACCCCAACCTACAACAGGTACCCGCGCGTCATGAAATTATCGGCCCGATGGTTCGCTCGCTTTTCCTCCCCGAAGAAGGACAACTTTGGGCCGCCAACGACTTCAGCTCACAGGAGCCTCGGCTTCTCGTCCACTACGCTACCCTACTCGATCTCCCAGGAGCGGAGCGCATGGCGGAGGCATATCGCAGCAACCCAGACACCGACTTCCACCAAATGGTGGCAGATATGGCGGGGATCCAACGTAAAGCCGCCAAGACCATCGGACTCGGATTGATGTACGGGATGGGCAAACAGAAGCTTGCCAACTCCCTTGACCTGCCGCTCGATGAAGCCGGGGAGCTCATCCAAAGCTTCCACATGAACGTCCCGTTCTTGAAGGGCACGGTCAATGCCGTAATGAAGCGCATCGAACACCCCGCATCAAACGGCTCGATCCGTACGCTGCTTGGCCGCAAGTGCCGCTTCCCGCTCTGGGAACCCGTGGAGTACGGCATCAACAAGGCGCTGCCGCGTGAACAAGCCGTCGTGGAATACGGACCACGGATCAAGCGTGCGATGACGTACAAAGGTCTCAATCGCCTCATCCAAGGCTCGGCCGCGGATCAGACCAAGGCCGCGATGGTCGCGCTCAACAAAGCCGGCTTCCGTCTTCTCCTGCAAGTGCACGATGAAATCGCCGTGAGCGTCGAGAACAAAGAACAGGCGCAGGAAGCCGCACGGATCATGGCCGAAGCCGTCTCCCTCGAAGTCCCCTCCCGTGTTGACGTCGAGGTTGGTCCTTCATGGGGAGAGGCGGCGAAGTAATTGCGTTTTGGGTATCTAGCGCGTAAAGTCGAGACGGAAGAAAGGAGAACCCATGGCTAAAGCAAAGACATCCGCAGAGAAGAAGCCGCTGCCCAAGGGGCTTAAGTGGAAGAACTTAAATTACGACGATTTTAATTTTACGTTTCCGAGGATTGGCGTGAGGCGGTTAACGGAACGCGTTAAGGCCGGTGACAAGTCCGCCGAGCCGAAGCTCGCGGAACTAAAGGAATACGTTTGGCGCAATCGACGGAAGCGCAAGTACCGCTATCCAGGTCGCTATTCACCCGAGAAGCGTCGGGGATCGAAGTTCAAGACGATCATCATCCCTCTTGAGACCTACCACAAGATCAAAGAGATCCAGAAGTTCTACAAGGCAGGGATGGGATCGATCATCAAGCCATTGATCGACGAGCTTTTTGACAAGACGTACAAGGAAGCGGAGCTCCTCGCCCGCATCGAGGCCAACAGGAAGAAAGATAGTGAAACATCAAACCCAGATCAGCCTCGACGTCGAACTCACTTTTGAGATACTCAAACCCATGGACGTCAACGGTATTACGCTGCCCCCGATGATCGATATCCAAGCCGCTTATGTGTCGCTCGAGAAACCAGACGGCAAAGTCTCTCGCGTAAACATACTCAAGGTACTGAGTGAATCTCAGCGCATCTTGCTCGAGGATCAGATCATCGATGAATTCACCGTAGACGACGGAGACTTCGAATGAGCCAGGTATTCCCCGATCGGGTGGTAAACGACGAAGGCGACGCCCGGATCCAAGGCGGCCTCACGCTACGCGACTACTTCGCGGCACAGGCACTTGTTGGGCTCTTGGCCACTTCCCGCGGGATTTACTCCGCGAAAGCCGTAGCCGATGAAGCCTACGAGATGGCCGATACAATGCTCGAGGCCCGCGAACAATGACCGTACCCAAGATCCGCCGCTGCGCCGAGTGCAAGCAAGTCTTCGCCACGCCCGAAAGCTTCCGCAGCCACAAACGCGTCGACGGGGCTTGCCGCTCAGTCGAGGCACTTCATGCGGTAGGCTTTCGACAGACGCCACAAGGGTGGAAAATAACGCCGCCTGAACGGAAGTCCAAAAGATGAAGAAGCGAAAAGTTACCGATCGACTATCGGGGGTTAACATGAGCCGCAAAGCTGTACTCGAACGCACACTCGGCAAGAAAGCCGCCAAGCGCTTCCTCGACAAACAACCCAAACCAGAGTCCATTACCCTCGAGCTGCCCACCGATCTTCTCGATCAGATCGTCGTTGCCGAACTCATTAGGACGCACGAATCGCTGACCACGGACCTCGCCGCCCGCAAGAAGGACAACGGCATGGCGATCTTCGAGCTCGACAAGGAACTCGACATCAAGACCATGGAAGGTCATTTGTTCTGCTTTGAAACAGTCTTAAAGTATTACGGCGCGTCGTTGAAATAACAAAGATTTCTCTTACACTGGCGGCCTATGAAGGTCGTCTGTGAAAAGGTCGATCCTTCGAACCCGGAAGTCGAAGAGACTCTGATCGAGCTGCAACGGGCTTGTCTGCCGCACGATGCTTTGTACTTCCCGGAAGAGGGGGTCTGGTGGATTGCTTACCACCGCCGCACGCCGGTCGCGTTCGCGTGTCTGTCTCCTTCCCAACAAATCCCCGATGGGGTCTACCTCGGCCGCTGCGGTGTCACACCGCTCGCTCGAGGGGGCGGCATCCAACGCCGCTTGATCCGCGTTCGGCTCCTCTGGGCCAAGCGACAGGGATACAACTGGGCGGTTTCAGACACCACGGATAACGTACCAAGCGCCAATAACCTCATCACCTGTGGCTTTCGGCTCTACGAGCCCGCCATCCCCTACTCCTTTGCACGAGCCCTGTACTGGAAACGACGGCTCTAGTGCCGTTCAAGGACGAGACAGTCCGCCGCGAACGGCAACGCGAGTATTCGCGGCGCTGGTATTTGAAGAACGCCCAACACGCCATCAAACAAAGCAGCACCCGCCGCGCCTCGGTCAAGAAGGCCTGGCTCGACTACCGCTCCAAACAGTCCTGTTCGCACTGCGGTTTCTCCCACCCGGCGGTGATCGACTTCCACCACGTGATCCGCCATAACAAACGCGCCGTGAACGACCTCATCCTCAAACAAAACAACCTCAAAGAGGCGATCCGCGAGGCGGAGGAGAAGTGCATCCCCCTCTGCGCGAACTGCCATCGGATCTTGCACTTCGAAGAAAGACGGGCTATAAAGGCGAGGAGAAAGAAGAAAGCATGAAGGAGATCATCATGTCTGGATTAGGTTTAGTCTTGTTTTTTAGCCTAGTCATAGGTATAACTTGGTTTCTGCGCAACAGGCGCAGGCCCATCGACCCGCATGTTCCAAGACCCAATTGGAGATGCTCGAGGGGTGGAAGAGAATACTTTTAATCGTTAGAAAGCCTAGAAAGGAGATTGATATGGAAAGTGATACGAAGTTCTTTGTCGCTATTTGCAGCGTACTTGGCTCTATTCTTCTCGGCATGTTCGGGTACCTCACGTACAGCTTGCATCTGAGAACGGAGTACATCAGCAGCGCCTCCGATCCGATCGCTGCGGCCTGTGCCTACGACTCAAGCGAAACGATCCTGCCGCCGTCTTGCGTCGCCTACCTCTATCAACAGAAGGAAATGTTCAATGAAACTCCGTAAGAAACTCAAGAAGTCCGACTCTGCCCAACGCGCCCTCGGCTGGTTCCACGACAACCCCGGCGCGAAGGTCGCCTCCGTTGCCAAGCGTTTTGGGATATCACTTCCCTACGCCTACAAGCTTCGCGAGAAGGCCGCGGGGAGTGCTGAAGTCGCCGCGCCCACGTGGCGCGAGAAGATGGATAAGCCACTCCTCACGAACGATGAAGTGGATGCGCTGTTCGGGGATAACGGCTCACGGACCACGGGCCTCGATAACATTCTCGACACCCGCGCGAGTGACTACGGCACGTTTGGGGATAACGCCCGGCTTGCCCAGGCCTTGAAGCGCGCGATGGCCGAGCATGCGGAAGATCACGGTCGCACGTTCACCGACGATCAGTGGGAAGCCCTCGAGATGATCGCGACGAAGATGTCCCGCATCGTCAACGGCAACCCCAACAAGGCCGACACCTGGGACGACATCGCCGGCTACGCCAAGCTTGTATCCGATCGGATACGGGGGGTTGTCCGATGAACACCGAAGAGTTTTTTGAGGATCTCAACAAGATGGATCCTAACAAGCTGTACTTCCGCAATATCGAGTACGTCTGTCCGGTGCACGGGGATATCGGGTGCGACACGATGACCAGCCACATGAAGGGGTTCGAGAAGGTCTTGTGCATGCGCTGCTACGTCGAGAAGCTCGTCGAGATC